CTATCTGTTGTGTTTGAGAATCTGGTCATTTATTTATTAGTCAGGGATTACTGCTGTTCTAGTTGCTCCTAAGAAGGTTGCTGATTGTGCAATCCATCCTGTTGCTGTTCTTTTTGTAATAGTTACTATGTCAGTATCAGTTACTAAGTATTCTTGAGTTCCATCTGAGTCTACGTTGTTGATTGTAGAGTTACTTGCTGTAGGTGTTCTAAGTTCAAAGTTACTAGATGCACTTGCTAGAATTGTTAAAGTGTGTCCAAGTGGTACACTTTCAATATTAGGAAGGGTGACCCAGTCGTTTGCGTCAGTTGCAACACCTGTTACTCTTACTACTTTTTCTGCTGGAGCGATAGAATTACCAGAATCATTCACAGCTTTTGCTGTAAGGTTTCTTGCTGTAAAATTTACTCCTTCAAATGTTGGGTTTAATCTATTTGAGTTCATATGTTTAATTAGTTAGTGAATAATCTCATCCTAATTAAGGGAATAAGAGTTTGGCTTTATGTAATCGGTGGAAAGACATATCCCCAAACCCTAACTCCCTCAACTAAGAGGGATAGCCTTAAGCTATAGTGATGTCAACTGTAAGTGTTGCTCTTGGAGTCCACACTTTGAAACCTAAGTAACCATAAATGACTACTTCTTTACCAGTTTTACCTGATACTGATTTCTCTTCCATCTTTACACCTTGTGGGTATGCAAATGTAGTTAATCCTTTGATTCCGAATACTCTGTGAGCTAAGTTAGTCCAAGTCTTTGTTCCAGAAGCAGAAGTTGTTGTCGCATCAGCGAATGTTCCTGTTTGTACAACATAAATGTCTACACCCATGAAATTACTCATGAAACCGTTGTTCAATACTGAGTCTGAGAAGTTGAATCCAGATGATGCACCTGAAAGAATGAAACCAACAATGTCAGTTTGTTCTATTACTAGGTATGTACCATTGAAAACTTCTGAAAATCCTGCAACCCTTGATAACAAGTTAGCTATGATTGTTTGGATGTTTGATGCTGTAGTAAAGCCACCGTTTGGAGTTGTATAAGCTCCTGTTCCGTCTTCACAAAGGTTGTTTAGAACCCATTTGTCAACTGCTTGTATTACTGACATGTTTTGGTCACGCATTAAGTCTGAGTATACGTTGAAGTCTGAAAGTGTATCATTCCAATCAAAAACGTGGATTGCGTTCATAAACTCGTCTGTAACTGTCAATCCGTCATCGTTAGTTGTCCACGCGTTAATGCTGTAAGTTCCAGCGATTGCTTGAATAGTTGTTGATGTAGCTGATAAGTAAGGTGATTTGATGTATTTACTACCTGATTCATCTACCTTTGTAATTTTCATCGTTACTGATGCACTTCTTAGAGTTGTATCAAGGAAACTTAAACGATATTTCTCACGATATATTGTGTCTGCGATTGTGTTCATAATTTATTTTTAAAGTTAATCTATAATGTCCACCGATTAACTCAGAGAGTTCTTTATCTACGTCTAAGAGAAAGTTTAGCTAGGCGTTGCATATCTGCATCTGTTGTAGGCATTAATCCTTTTTTAGCATTTAGTAATAAATCATCATCACTAACTTGCCCTTTGGATTTTGCTGTAGTCCCAGTATGTGTTGCATCTGCTGAAGCTCTAAATTCTTCTTTGACCTTCAAGAGGTTTTTAATAACATCTGATTCTAAGGTATCTTTCAAAGACATGTTACGGAATTTAGCGTAATTCAACACTTCTTCCACATCATCTTCTGCGATATTAGATTTCATTAATGTAATTAAATCCTTTTGGCTTAGGGATGTTTCAGTCTTAGATTCTTCTTTAGGTTTGTTTTCTTTAGGTTCTGGTTTCACCCATTTACCATCAATCATTTCAAATCCTTCTGATTTCTTTAAGCGAGTATACAGTTGTTTATTTTGACTAACTATCTTTTGATAGTGTTCATCTTTTTCATCATCTGTAGCATCATCTGATAATCCTTCTATTTCCTTGTTTATAGAGTCAAGGTTCTCAATGTTATTTTCGTTCATATTATTTTAGAGGTTTGAACAACCTCAAAGTTTTTATCCAATTTTGGGAGTAGGATTTCTCAATTAGTTATAATTATACCACACTTTACTTATTCGTCTATATGTTAGCGATTTGACTTTACTTCTGTCTTCTTGATGTTCTGACTTGCGATAACTGAAAGCTGACTTAATACACTTTCAAGGTGTCCAATGATGAAGTTACGAGCAATAAATTGGTGGTAAGCATCTTCTGGACTCATTTCTCTAATTGGAGTAGTCATCCATAAGTCTACTAATTGACCGATTGGCTCATCTCCTTCAATTACTGGTAATACGAACTTGCGAAGAACTTTTAAAAGTCTTTCATCTGAGAAATGCTGGCGTACTAATTCTAAGTCTTCTTCTGTAATACGCATTTTTGGGCTTGATTGTGTGTTCATATTATTTATTCTTTGTGTTTTTATTTACTTTGGTAATTGGTTTTGGTGTTCCTGTTACTATCTCTTCTATTTGGTTATCTAAATCTACATTTAAGATACTTGCAGTAGGTGTTGCACTTGTTTCACTTGGTGAAAATACAACTCCTGTTCCTGAAGATGCTCCTTGAAAATAAGGAATAAGTATTTCAGGTACTTCTACTTTAGGAGCTTCTGTTGGGAAGTTCATTCCTTGAATCTCTGAAGGTACAGAGCCTAGAATTAAATCTGGTTTAGGAAGGTTTGCTATGATAGCTTTTCTATGAGCATTGAAATCAAAACCTTGTGGTAAATTCTCTAAGTCTAAATCTCCAAATTTGTGGAGGAACTTATGAGGTGACTTTTCTTTATATAACTTTAACCCTTCTAATGTTAAGGGACTTACTGCCATTTTTCTATCTTTTTCCATATATTTATAATACTATTGTTAATTTACTATTTCTAATCTTAACACCACCGACATGGTATTACTACTGTCCTGCTAAAGCCATCATGGCTTCTGCTGGATTTGATTGGTTTGGTTGGGGACTCTGTGGATTCTGAGGGTTCTGTGGCATCTGAGGGTTGTTCATTTCTTTTTCTACTCCTTGCTGATTGACTGAGGATAATTCTACTGCTGATAATCTTCCTGTTTCTTCTAATATCTTATTAAAGACAAGTCTTGCTTCTGGGCTAAGAGGTTGACCTTGATTAGCTACTACTGTTTGGAATAGAGTTGTAAGAGTACCGAATACTGCTTCTTTATCTACTGATTCATTGGTTATTTCAACTTCTAAGTCCCATTCTAAGCCATCTAGCTTGTCTTTCCATGACTGTGAGTTAATATCTGATGGTTTAATGAACCTTTGGTTACCTGTTTCGTTTAATTCTGACTGGATAGATGCTCTTTCTTTAGCTAAATCAAATGGTTGAGCGAGTTCACCTCCTAATCCGTTTTGTTTAAACATAGCATCTCTGATAACTTTGTTATTTCTACGAGAAACCTCTGCATCTATGTACAAAGTATCAAGTCTAGTGATGTTTTGAGCATCTAGGATGAGTGAAATCTCATCAACAGAGTTCATTCCTTTCTTTAAGTGAGGAATAATGTGTTCTCTTAACATCTTTTCAAGGAATAAGCCTTTATTTTCTATCATAAGTTCAAATAAAGAGTTAGCTTCTTGGTTTAACAAGGCTACTTGACGATAAGCTGTCCCTGAAGGGAAGTTATTTCCTCTAATAGCATCTGGTGTTGAGGTAAGTTCTTTACCTAAGTTCTGCCACATCATATTAAAGTTCTGTAATGAAGTAGTATCATGTGAAGAATTGTTCACTTGAGTGATACCATTCCCATCATGGACTAATATATCCCCTGTTTCAATGTTATTTAGAGTGTTTGTACCTGTAAATGTAGGGTCTGCTGTTTGAAAGAACAGCTTAGAAGAAAAGTCAAGGATGTCTTTAGTTGCTTTTACTGTATGATTTACCATCCATTGAGTATCAAATAGGTATTCTACTGCTCCTACGCCTAAAGTTCTACCTTCTTCTTTGATTAAGTGAGTTAACATGTAAGGACTCTTAGATTCTCTCCCTTTATATAGGGTATAATCAGAATATTTACCATCTTTATCCTTTAAGAATGAGATAACTTGTATTTGCTGTACTGATTCAATGTCTTTATCGTTGTCTGTAACGTTATTTAGAGGTAACATGCCATGCAATTCATAAACTTCAAAGTAATCTGCATTAGTATTTACTGTTTCACCTCCTGAAAGCTCCTTTGTGACCTTTGCTTTCTCTTCAATAAGGTTTTTAACTGCCACTTGGTCATAAGCTTTGTTGGCTTCTAGTTGTCCTGCTGTTAAATAGAGCTTCTCTATAACAGGATTGTTTTCAAAATCAATAGTATCTGTGATAATTCTGTTCCATGCTATAACGTTTGGAACAAGTTCTTCTCCTTTGTCTACGAATTTGACTACTGCTGAACCGAATTGAGATAGAGTTCTACCCCATTCATTTAGAAACATACCGAAGTTATTCTTACGCATCCATTGTTGAAGTAAGAGTGTTGCTATGTATGATTTAGTAAAATCTTTTTCCTTTGTTGCTTTAACACGAATGTTTTTTCTGTCAATGTCTGTAGCTCTATACCAAATGTTAGAAGCACCTACGCACACATTGAAAAAAGGTTTTTCTCTATTAAGAGAGTCCTTTGCACCTGAAATATGCTTTGAGTTAAGATAAGCGATTATGTTTTCCACAATCTCATGCTGAGAAATATCTACATACTTACCTAGCTTAGTAGTACCTGTAGTATATTCTAATTCTTTTTGTCTTATAAGTTTTCCTATCATTTTAGAAACTAATTTTTTAAATTATTTTGTTAAATTCACTTGTAATTTGTTAATTATACCACATATCTGTGATTCGTCTATATCTTTTTACTTTATATACCCTGTCTTCCTTTGTCTTCCCTTATCTCCCCTTATCTTCCATTTGTGCTTTGACTTTTCTGTATTCCTCTCATTCTATTTTTCTGTTTCTGTAGGTACTCTTCTAATTCCATAGGGTCTATGTCTGACATGTCCTTCTTCAACTCTGCATACATTCTCATAATAAACGTATCTCCTACGTCTGGACTTCTTCCTAATGCTTCCTTGATGTCTTCTTTTGTATCTATCTTCTTCTTCCCTTCTTTATCAATATCTCTCTCTTGAAGTGTTGCACTTATATCTTCTATTATCTCATCTCTCTCTTCTCCTACTAACATGGTACTGATTTTTCTATCATTTATCAATTCAGCTAACTTGAAAGCACATTGAGTCTTTAGATTTGCATATGTAGTCTTTAGTCTAGGTGTTAAATCTGTTGGTAGTCTTTTCTTATCTTCTCTGATTTCAGTCTTTGTTAAAAAAGGACTGTTGTTTGAGTTAAATGCTACGCAACCTTTTAGATTGTCTACTACTCCAGCTCCTACATTCTGAACGTCTATGATTATATTCTTTCTAGGTATTTTATACATACTTGACAAATCCTTAATGTCTTGTGTTGTAATGTCTAGAGTTTGTTTGGTTTTCTTGATTATCTTCTCTACCTGTAGCCCTTGCCAAATCGTATAAACTGTGCTATCTTCACCACTCCTAGCTATGTCACAAACAATATAACGCTCTTTAGACTCTTTAGGTACTTCAATAACGTTACTGAACATATCCTGTAACGCTTCAAAAGTAGTCATGTTTGTTATATCATCTGTATACTCCCAATCACCATACATTAGCCTTGCCTTATTGACTTTATTATGTATACCGTCTAACTGTTCTCCATACATTTTAGACGTGAAGGGGTTATCTGTATACAATGTTTGGATAAATCTGTAGCCCTTCATGAGCAAGCCATCTCTCCATGGTGTATAGAATATTCTATATAGCCAGTTCTTAGATGGATTGAACGTTAATAGCATCTTAGGTGGTATCTCTTGTATGTTTGGATATGCTTCAGGATTANTATCATAATCCATAGGCTTCTCACACATACTATTTGACAACTTGTCAAAGGTGTTGTGTCTTCCTACTCTTGATTTTAAGACGTCAAAAGCATCAAAATGCCATTCTCCTGCTTCTTCACCAAAGCCACCTGTATATTCAAGAGAACCGAAACGTTCAAAGTTAGGGTCACTAGGTTTGTATGCTACGTCTATTAAGTCTATAGTTGAACCGTTTGTAAACTTAATAACCGAGTTCATGCTATCCAAAGACCAATCACTTTCTGGTATCTTATGAAAACGTGTTACCTTGCCAAAAGTTATAAATGTAGATTTCTTTAATCTGGTTAGCTCTTCTCTCCCTATAAACCACCTAGAACGTGGGAACATATACGCCATTACTATAAGCCATTCACAACCTAGCCACGTTTTACCACCACCAGCACCACCACCAAAGCCAATGACTCTAGCTTCCATGTTATTAGGCATAAGCTCTTTCCATGCGAGTTGCTGTTTTATAGTTGGTTTTATAGTTGGGTTATACATAATTGATTATTGATGGTTAGTTGCTTATTAATATTATATGTGTTTAAATGTTTTATACTATTGACTCTTGTGTTTATTTATGCTAGGCAGTTCTCTTTAGTCCCCTTGACACGTCTGGAAGCTCATGGCTAAGCTATACGTTCTTTATTAGGTCTATCTGGTACATTATATCCTTATTGTACTAAGTCTTTATGTAGGGCATTATAGAGCGTTTAAACGTATCTTTACATTTATGCTCTCTTATGGTCTATTACTTATCCTATTGACTTATCATTATTTGACTTATCTGTACTCTTGTGGTCTTCCTGTACTACTAGGTCTAAATCTATATACTTGACATTTGAGTCTTCTAATGGTGTTGTGGGCAGGAAGTTAAAGCCTGTTATTTTCTCTCCATTACTTGTGAAGTCTATTTTATCGCCATACTTCTTAGGTTTCATTTTACTCATTAGCCATTTTCTTGTTTCAATTCTTAAACGTGAGCGATTAACCCATTCTTTATTCTCACGTTGACCTATTATTATACCATTTGGTCCTATTATGTCAATGCTATCTGACTCTATATTATCAGCAATTTCAAGAATTTCTTCTGCTTGAGCTTCTGTACGTTCTGCTTGAGCGTTGGTGTAATTTACTAAGAAATAAGGATATTTTCTCATAAACGAAAACACTGTCTCCATACTAGGGAATTCTTTCTGCATACAAATACTCCTTAAACTCCTACCTGATGCAATCTCCGAACATATCCTTTCTGCTAGTTCTACTGTATATACTGAAGGTCTACCTTTTCCCTTTAGTTTCTTTTCTAT